TGTATTTGATCGAATAACGTCTGGCGTTAAAACTACAGTTAGTGACGCGTATGACCTTATAAGTTCAACTAAGGTACAAGCTTTTGACTTTATTGATTCTGGGAGGGCCTGGTTAAAGGGTTTAACTGGTTTACATAATCCAGCAGATGCTACAATTTCAACTAAGGTGGCAGTTCAAACTCGACAAAATACAAATGTTGTCGATGCACCCATTCAATTAGAAAAATTAGACCCCTTTTCACAATTCTCACATTATACGAGAGATTATACTTTTGACACTGAAGTTGATGAGATGTTATTATCTGAAATCATTTCTAAGCCGCAATACATTGGGTCATTTTTAGTATCAACAACGAATCCAGAAGGCACCTGTGTATGGTCGAGACCGATCACACCGTTCCAACAAGCATTGGAGACTTCTTACACAGATCATGGTAATGCCGTCACAACTCTTGCCACCACATCTTTATTTCAGAACATTCACTTTTTGTCTAGATTTTGGCGTGGCGGTATGAAATTGTATATTCAATCGGCTATGTCAAATTTTCACTTTGTTAAACTTACTATAGCGCGAAACTATGCACCAGATACGTTGATGATAAATAACCTACCAGATTTTGACTCAGTGCCCAATCTAATGATGGAAACTTTGGAATTTACTGGACATCAAGTGCATACTGTTAAATTGCCTTATGCCTCCTCTCTCGAACAACTACCTTGTTCTACGGATCCTCTATTCAATGCTCTACAACATGGAATGTACTATATTACGTACATCAACCCTTGGTTGTAAATGGATCTATTCCTACGAGTGTAGCCTTCAATATTTATGTTGGAGCAGACGACGATTTTCAATTTTTCGGTTATGCTACCCGACCTAATATGATCGCATATAATGTGTCAGCATTACCAACTATGCGATCTGGAATTGCTCCAGTAGTTAATGAAGAGTTAGTTAAAGAAATGGAAGAAAAAATAAAAGAAGATCCTAGTTTACAACCTTTGTATAAGATAGAAGCTTTACGAGAATATCAAGTTGAATCAAGTGTGGAAACCCAGGAGGATTTAGTCATAAACGAACATGAGCAAGATCCTATAAAACCTACTGATCTGCGTCCAATAGTGAGTGTACGAGATTTTACTCGTAGATTTGTTAGAGCCTTTTATAGGCGCTTTACCTCACAATTTATAGATGCTCATCGTGGTACTGTTCAAATAGACGTTGCGGAAATGTTGGGTTTTAGGGGTCAAAGCTTTAGTGGCACTCCACTCAATTCTTCCGTCTTTGCCCCATCAAATGCTCACCAAATTATACATGCAATGTTTTTGGGCTATTCTGGTGGAGCGAGATTCAAGGTAAGTGTGATTGGAACGACTGCAGCTGAAGTGTACTATGTACCTCCCGGCTTTCATTCTTATAATGTCGACCCTACTGGTGGGCATCAATGGAGAGCTACAGCTCCTTTACCTTCAGCTAATTTGGCGCCTAATGGTGATCCATATTCTGAGTCAAATTTGGGGCAATATTTCTTTGCAGAGCGCGCAACCAATACTTATCACAATAACCAACTACTCAATCCCAGTCCAATGCAAGATCGTCCAAATTATGTAACAACTAGTGCCAATGTTGACATAGGAGTTGCAGCAGCTGGATTTGATCGCATGCCAATGGCTAATACCATGCATGAGATTGAAGTTCCGCATATGTCACCATATCGTTTTGTTGGAGATTCCACTAAGGGAGTGTTACCTTTGACAGGTACAACCCCATTTGAGCTTGGAGCAAATAATATGGGATATTTAGTCGTTAAATTTGCGCAACCTGTTATTTATTACCCTGGTGTTCCAACTGTTTCTGCGGGAGCAGCAATTGAGGTTTTTGTAGCGACTGATGATGTAGGTAGAGCAGGATATCAAGTCTTTGCTCCCACCACCGTCCTACCTGCCGTTAGGGTTACGAATGGCGCTAATACTAATTACTATCAAGTTGGACCTGATAGTTTACGAACAGCAAATGCTGCAGGATATTATCCTGGAATTTCTAGCGCATTCGCTTCCCCAGCATCTTCTATAGTTCCAGCCTTTAACTATAGGAAAGCCTTGTATAAAGGAGGCTAAGGCTACTCAAACTCACGTTTTTTAAGGTCGACGTGAGCAGAGTTAAAATCAATTAGATTTTATTTTTATTTAATTCGCG